GATATTATTGATGGAAGAAAGCATGACCCCACCTTCTACCCAGTAATTTACGGCGCAGCGCAAGAAGATGATTGGACTGACCCCAAGGTGTGGAAGAAGGCAAATCCCTCTCTCGGCATCACAGTTGGCATGGATAAGGTTAAGGCGGCGTTTGAATCAGCTCGGCAAAATCCAGCCGAAGAGAACAGCTTCCGGCAGCTTCGCCTCAACCAGTGGGTCAAACAGGCGGTGCGCTGGATGCCGATGGACAAATGGGATAAATGCGCGTTTGCCGTTGACGCGGAAGCTCTCGAAGGTCGCGTCTGTTACGGCGGACTCGACCTTTCCAGCAGCACCGACATCACGGCTTTAGTGCTGGTGTTTCCTCCTGCCGACGAGGAAGATAAGTACTGCGTTCTGCCGTACTTCTGGATACCAGAGGATAACATCGACCTGCGTGTTCGGCGCGACCATGTAAATTATGATGTTTGGAAAAAGCAGGGCTTTCTGCAAACTACCGAGGGCAATGTGGTGCATTACGGCTATATCGAGCAGTTCATTGAATCCCTCGGTGAGAAATACAACATCCGTGAGATTGCTTTCGACCGCTGGGGCGCTGTGCAAATGACGCAGAATCTTGAAACGCTCGGCTTCTCGGTCGTGCCGTTCGGTCAAGGCTTTAAGGATATGTCTCCACCGACCAAGGAACTCATGAAGCTAACACTGGAGGAGAAAATCGCTCACGGCGGACACCCCGTCCTACGCTGGATGATGGACAACATATATATCCGCACCGACCCTGCAGGAAATATCAAGGCGGACAAGGAGAAATCCACAGAAAAGATAGACGGCGCGGTCGCCACCATTATGGCGCTCGACCGTGCAATTCGGTGCGGTAACGATTCGGGCGAGAGTGTTTATGATAAACGCGGCTTGCTCATTTGGTAAGGAGGTAAAAGCCTATGGGCATATTACAAGGTATATTCAAACCCCGCGACAAGCCTAAAAACCTCGGCAGCGGCAACAGCTTTTTATGGGGAGGCTCGACCTCCGGCAAGGTGGTAAATGAAAAGACCGCCATGCAGATGACAGCGGTGTACTCTTGCGTCCGAATTCTTTCAGAGGCAATCGCAGGACTCCCGCTGTTCGTTTATAAGTACGGTGATGACGGCAGCAAGGAAAAGAGCCTCGAACATCCGCTATGGCGGGTCCTGCATGATGAGCCAAATCCTGAAATGACGAGTTTCGTATTCAGAGAAACTATGATGAACCACCTGCTTCTCACCGGCAACGCATATGCTCAGATTATCCGCAACGCCCGTGGCGAGGTTATAGCGCTCTATCCGCTCATGCCAGACCGCATAACCGTGGACAGGGATTCGCAGGGACGACTGTATTACCGTTATCGGAAAAATAGCGATGATGCACCGGAAGTCGGCAAAAACAGGCAAAGCGACATTATCTTCGCTCCCTCTGACATTCTTCATGTGCTGGGGCTTGGCTACGACGGTCTGGTCGGCTACTCACCGATAGCGATGGCGAAAAACGCTGTGGGCTTGGCGATTGCAGCCGAGGAATATGGCGCTAAGTTTTTCGCCAATGGTGCGGCACCAAGCGGCGTTCTCGAACATCCCGGCACGATTAAGGACCCGGAGCGCATACGGGAAAGCTGGCAGTCCACCTTCGGCGGCAGTGCTAATAGCAACAAAATTGCCGTGCTGGAGGAAGGACTCAAGTACACGCCGATCGCCATCTCGCCGGAACAGGCGCAGTTCCTCGAAACGCGCAAGTTCCAGATCAATGAAATCGCTCGAATTTTCAGAGTGCCGCCACATATGCTGGCTGACCTTGAAAAGTCGAGCTTTTCTAATATTGAGCAGCAGTCACTGGAGTTCGTGAAATACACGCTTGACCCGTGGGTGATCCGCTGGGAACAAGCAATGAACAAGGCGCTACTGCTCGACAGCGAAAAACGCTCGGTGTTCACAAAGTTCAACGTGGACGGACTGCTTCGCGGCGACTATGCATCGCGCATGACAGGCTACGCGACCGCTCGACAAAACGGCTGGATGTCGGCAAATGACATACGAGAGCTTGAAAACCTCGACCGAATCCCTGCCGACCTCGGCGGCGACCTATATCTAATAAATGGTGCGATGACCAAACTGCAGGACGCAGGTGCGTTTGCAAATACAACTACAACAGAAACGGAGGGAACCTCAGATGGACAAAACAAAACGAAGTCCCGCAAAAGCACGTGAAAAAACGCACTTCTGGAATTGGGACAGTGATGAGGATATGGGCGTCCGCACCCTGTATCTCGACGGCACAATTGCGGACGAAAGCTGGTGGGATGATGAAATTACGCCTCGAATGTTCAAGGACGAGCTGATGTCTGGCGACAGCGATATTGTCGTGTGGATTAATTCACCCGGCGGCGACTGCGTAGCGGCAAGTCAAATCTACGCTATGCTCATGGATTACCCGCATGAAGTTACAGTCAAGATTGACGGTATCGCTGCTTCGGCGGCATCAGTCATCGCAATGGCGGGCACGCAGGTGCTCATGGCACCTACGGCACTTATGATGATTCACAATCCGCTCACAGTAGCAATCGGCGACACCGAGGAAATGCAAAAAGCCATTGCCATGCTGGACGAAGTCAAGGAGTCCATTATCAACGCCTACGAAATCAAGACCGGGCAGTCCCGCGCAAAAATCTCTCATCTCATGGACGGCGAAACCTATATGAACGCAAACAAAGCGGTGGAGCTTGGTTTTGCGGACGGCATCTTGGAAGACGCCAAGCGCGACCATAGCGACGATGTGGTCTTTGCTTTCAGCCGCAGAGCAGTTACAAACGCACTATACAACAAGCTCATCACGAAACACGCTCCGAAGGCGGAGCAAAAGAAGCCGGATGCGCCGACTGGCGTTTCCATCACCGAGGCTATGCAGAAACTGCAAGCCCGTAAATACATTTAACGGAGGTATTTTGATTATGAAAAAGGTACTCGAAATGCGTGAAAAACGCGCTAAGGCGTGGGACGCTGCAAAGGCTTTTCTCGACACTCGTGCGAAGGACGGTGTCCTTTCTGCAGAAGACAACGCTACCTATGACAAAATGCTCGCGGACGTTGACGCAATGGCTCGTCAGATTGCCATTGAGGAAGACCGCGTGGCAAGGGATGCCGCAATGGCGCAGCCGACCAGTTCTCCCATCACCGAAAAGCCTGTGGCACAGAACGGCAAGCCTCTCATTCCCAGAGCGACCGCCGAATACCGTGAGGATTTCTATAATCTCATTCGCGGCAAGCGCCCTGTCCACAATGTCATGGAGGAAGGCACTTCTTCCACCGGTGGTTATCTTGTTCCGCTGGAGTTCGACGACACTCTCGTTAAGGCACTTGCCCGCGAGAACGTAATCCGTTCTCTGGCAAAGGTCATCACAACTGCCGCACCTCACAGAATTAATGTGGCGCTTACTGATGTTTCTGCCGATTGGGTAGCTGAGTCCGGCGTGTTTACGCCCTCCACTCCTACCTTCAACCAGCTCTCTCTCGATGCATTCACGCTTCGTGCGGCAGCACTGGTCTCCGAGGAACTGCTTGAGGACTCTATGTTCGACCTTCAGGCCTACCTCATCGACAACTTTGCCCGCGCTTTTGCGGCGAAAGAGGAACAGGCTTTCTGCATCGGCACCGGCAGCGGTCAACCTACCGGCATCTTCACCGCAAACGGCGGAGATCTCGGCGTGACCACCGCAACTGCCGGAGACATCAAGGCGGACGAGCTTATCGACCTGACCTACTCCCTCAAGGATGGCTACAAGAAGAACGCCGTGTTCGTGCTTGGCAGTGGCACTCTCGCAAGCGTCCGCAAGCTCAAGGACGGTAACGGTGCATATATGTGGCAACCCTCTCTGCAGGCTGGTCAACCTGACCGTCTGCTCGGTTTCCCTGTATATGTTTCTCAGTATGCTCCTACCATCGCGGCAGGTGCCTACACAGCCGCTTTCGGCGATTTCCAGAACTACTGGATTGCGGACCGTACCGGCAGAACTGTTCGCCGTGCAGACGAGCTCCACATCGCCAACCTTCAGACCGGCTTCTACGCTTTCCAGCGTGTTGACGCTAAGACAGTACTGCCTGAAGGCATCAAGCTGCTCAAGCAGCACGCTTAAGGAGGTAGCGATATGAGCGAATATAACGCGAAGAACTACACCGAACAGGGTGGTGAGAAAACCGTCATCGGCGGAACATTGGAAATCAAGGAGGGAGCCTCGGTAACGGGGCTTCCTTCTTCTCAAGTACCCGCCGCTACAGAAACCACACTTGGCGGAGTTAAGGCAACTGCTAAAACTGAAACGGATACCGTCCCGGCGAAAATCGGTACGGACGGAAACCTCTATGTTCCGACTTACCCAACTGTGCCGGAAGTACCCGTTGCGGTAAACCAGGCGGTAAGTACGGCTGAGGATATCACTACACTCCTTGCCGATTTTAATGCTCTGCTCGAAAAACTGAAAACTGCCGGGCTTATGGCTCCGGACGCGCAGGAATAAAGAAAGGACGGTGGCGGTATGACGCTGCTTGAGAAAGTCAAAGCAAATCTTATCCTGGAACACACGGCGGATGATGAACTGTTGCAGTTGTACATATCCGCCTCTGTATCCTATGCTGAGAGCTATCAGCATCTCACTGAATTCTACTACACCGACCATCAGATGCCGCCTACCACAGAACAAGCCATTATCATGCTGTCGTCTCATTTCTATGAATCAAGGGACGGCAGCACGGGTGGCTTTTTTGCGGACAATGTCAATGCTGGGCAGCAAGTCTGGAATACGGTCAACCTCTTACTTCGGCTTGACCGTGATTGGAAGGTGTGAGCATGAGCTTTGGTAAGATGAACACCCTCATCGACATTGTCGAAAAAGTGACCATAAAAGATGCAGAAGGATTCCGAACCGAGGTTGACAATATTGTCGCCTCGGTTAGAGCGTACCGGGAAGGTCGGCACGGCAACGAAAAATGGGCAAACCGTGCTCAATTCTCCGAAGCCACCGACCTTTTCTGCTTTCGACGAATTCCTAATGTGACCGTTACGACTGCAATGGTTGTGGTGAACAACGAAGGTCGTTTTGAAATCACCTCAGTTGAGGATGTCAAAGGGCGCGGGATGTATATCGAGGTGCTCGCCAAGGAGGTGAAACCGAGTGGCTAAAGCAGCATTTAAAATGCCGGAGGACTTCCTTCTGAAGCTTTCACGGCTTGGAGAAAAAACTGATGAAATCATCCCAAAAATGCTGGAAGCGGGCGGCGAAGTTGTGGAAGCAAAAGTTAAATCCAACCTTCAGTCTGTTATCGGCAGCGGCACAAAGGAAGAAAGCCGTTCCACGGGCGAGCTGATCTCGGCGCTCGGCGTTTCCTCCGCAAGACAGGATAAGGACGGGAATTTCAACGTAAAAGTAGGATTTTCAGAACCTCGTTCCGACTGCAAAAGCAACGCCATGATTGCAGGCGTTTTGGAGTACGGCAAAAGCGGACAGTCTCCGAAGCCCTTTCTAAAACCCGCAAAATCGGCAAGCAAAAGCGCTTGTGTTGATGCGATGATTGCAGCGTTTGAGAAGGAGGTTGAAAACATATGAGCCTGATTCAAGAACTAAACACGCTCCTCTCACCGATTGTACCCGTTGAGACAGGCGTATTTTCAGAGTCCGCCCCGAACAGATACGTTGTGATTACACCGCTGGCGGATACCTTCGCTTTGTATACCGATGACAGTCCCCGTCACGAAACACAAGAAGCGCGTCTGTCTCTTTTTGATAAGGGCAGCTACACAGCTATGAAAAACCGAATTGTCCGCTCCTTGCTAAACGCGGACTTCACGATAACCGACCGCCGGTATGTGGGTCATGAGGACGATACCGGCTTCCACCACTACGCCATCGATGTGGCGAAAATTTATGAACTGGAGGATTAACAAATGGCTACAATCGGGCTTGATAAGCTTTATTACTCAAAAATCACGGAGGCTGTGGACGGAACAGAAACCTACAGCACTCCGATCTCTCTCGCTAAAGCAATGAAAGCGGATCTGTCGGTCGAGCTTGCAGAGGCGACGCTCTACGCTGACGACGGTCCCGCAGAGGTCGTGAAGGAATTTAAAAGCGGCACTCTCTCGCTTGGTATCGACGATATCGGCGTGACAGCAGCCGAGGACCTGACAGGCGCAAAACTTGACGATAACAACGTTGTAGTGTCCGGCAGCGAGGACGGCGGCACTCCCGTTGCGGTAGGCTTCCGGGCAAAAAAGGCAAACGGAAAGTACCGCTATTTCTGGCTTTACCGGGTGAAATTCGGTATCCCGGCGACCAACCTCGCCACCAAGGGCGACAGCATCACCTTCTCCACCCCGACCATCGAGGGCACGGTGTTCCGCCGCAACAAACTGGACGGGAATGGCAAGCATCCGTGGAAGGCGGAGGTTAACGAGGACGATATGAGCGTTCCGGCTTCCGTTATCACCGGCTGGTACACACAGGTCTACGAGCCTGTGTTCACAGCGCAAGCTGGAGGTGAAGCCTAATGGCTGACGAAAGAAGCTCCAAAATTACCATCGGCGGTGCAGAGTATGAGATGCTCTTAACCACAAAAGCGACGAAGGAAATCGCTGGGCGCTACGGCGGGCTATCCAATCTCGGCGAAAAGCTGATGAAAAGCGAGAATTTCGAGATGGCTCTCGATGAAATCGTATGGCTCATTACGCTGCTGGCCAATCAGTCGGTACTGGTACACAATCTGAAAAATCCCACAAAAAAGCGCGAACTGCTCACGGAGGAAGCGGTCGAACTTCTCACTTCGCCCTTTGAGCTTTCAGATTATAAAAATGCCATCATGGACGCGATGTATAAAGGAACGAAGCGAAATGTGGAAAGCGAGGATGAACCCTCAAAAAACGTGTCGGTCGGGTAAGCGATGAAGAATTGTTTGCCCGGCTGATTTTTTATGGAACAACCCTGCTCGGTCGGGCGGAGTCCGAAGTGTGGCTGATGCCGATCGGACATCTGCTCGACCAGTGGGAGGTGTACAAGCAGTTTAACGGTTTGGCTAAACCAAAGCGTGAGTATTACATTGATGAAATCATACCAAACGGTATATGACATACAATTGTACGAACAAATAATGATTAGTTCGTACAATTGTATTGACAAAGGTGCGGAATCGTGATACATTTATTTCACGAGGTGATTGCGATGAATATTAATATTGAAACTTTGCTTCCACTTGAGAAGCTCCAACAGACGCCAGACGAGATTTTGAAAGTGGTGGATAAGTACGGACAGGTTGTGCTGCTCAAAGACAACGCCCCCTTGTACGTTATCATGCAGGCTCAGTTGGCTGTTGAGACTGAGAAGAGGAAAGCGGATGCCCTCAAGGAGAATCCCATTCCAGATCCGATTACTCCAACCACAACTTCGCTCACCCTGCAGGAAGCGATGCGTATTGTTTTAAGTGAAGCCGAGGGGCACCAAATGCATGCGTCAGAACTTGCTGATGCCGTTTATGAACGCCGATTGTATGTCCAAAAAAATGGTGAAAAAGCAAAATACAATCAGATGCGGGCAAGGTGTGGTCACTATCCTGAAATGTTCGAGGCAATGAAAGGCAATTTTATCCGCTTGCGTACCGAAAAAGATTAAGGAGGTAAACAGCTATATGGCGACCTATAAAGAAATCCAAGAGTTCATTCAGAAAAAATATGGGTACTGCGTGAAGACCTGCTGGATAGCTCACATGAAAGAGGTTTGCGGATTACCTGTGAAAATGGCGAATAACCGCTATTCGCCAGATAGCCGTACTCATCCATGCCCGGTTGAAAAGCAAGCGGCTATACGTAAAGCGTTTGAGTATTTTCATATGATATAACCTAATATTTGCCCATTTTACTGGCACTCCGAAAGGGGTGCCTTTTTCATGCCCATTTTCAGGAGGTGAGACGGCATGGCAGACAATTTCGGCTTGAAGATTGGAGTCGAGGGTGAAAAGGAGTTTAAAAAGGCGCTCTCCGACATCAACCAATCGTTTAAGGTCCTCGGCTCGGAGATAAAGCTGGTCGAGTCCGAATTCGGCAAAAACGAAAACAGCGTCCAGTCCCTCACCTCCAAAAATGAGGTTCTGACCAAACAAATCGACGCCCAGAAAGATAAAATCGAAACGCTCCGCAAAGCGCTGGAAAACGCCTCCGACTCCTTTGGCGAGAACGACCGCCGCACACAGCAGTGGGCGGTGCAGCTGAATAACGCGCAGGCGGAACTCAATGGCATGGAGCGCGAACTGAAGGACAACGAAAAGGCTCTGGACAATGTGGCCGACAATTTTGACGATGCCGAGAAGCAAGCCGACCAATTCGGAGACGAGCTTGAAAAAACGGGCAAGGAAGCCGATTCCTCCGGCAGCAAGTTTGAAAAGCTCGGTTCGGTTGTCAAAGGTATCGGTGCTGCGATGGGTGCGGCTTTTGTTGCTATTGGTGCGGCTGCAATAAGCGCAGGTAAGGCACTCGTAGATATGACCGTGGAAGCCGCCGCCTATGCGGATGAAATGCTGACCCAGTCCACCGTGACGGGTATGTCGGTCGAGAGCTTACAAGCATACAGTTATGCCGCAGACCTCGTGGATGTGTCACTTGACACGCTGACAGGCTCTATGGCGAAGAACGTCAAGTCAATGTCGAACGCGGCGGACGGCTCCGCAAAATATGCCGACGCGTACGCGCGGCTTGGCGTGTCGGTTACCGATGCAAACGGCAATCTTCGAGACAGCGAGGACGTTTACTGGGAGGTCATTGATGCGCTCGGAGGAGTGTCCAATGAAACAGAACGTGATGCGCTCGCCATGCAGCTCTTTGGAAAAAGTGCACAGGACTTGAATCCCCTCATTGCACAGGGCAGCGAGGGCATTGCCGCACTAACTGAGGAAGCAAAACGCATGGGCGCTGTTCTCAGTGAGGAGAGCATCGAAAAACTCGGTGCGTTTGATGATTCAGTTCAGCGGCTGAAGCAAGGCTCGGAAGCCGCAAAACGTGTGATGGGTACCGTGCTTCTTCCGCAGCTACAGACGCTTGCTGACGAGGGTACTACACTGCTCGGCGACTTCACTTCCGGCTTAGTGGAGGCCGGAGACGATTTTGACAAGATAAGCGAGGTCATCGGCAATACAGTCGGCGGTCTTGCCGACATGATTATGGAGCATCTCCCCAAAATCATACAGGTCGGCATGGACATCGTCATGGCTATTGTAAATGCGATTGTAGAAAATCTACCAACCATCGTGGAGTGCGCATCCTCTATCGTCATGACTCTGCTCGAAGGCTTGATTGAGGCTCTGCCCGCTATCACGGAAGGCGCTCTGCAGCTTGTCCTTACACTGGTTCAAGGCATCATCGACAATCTGCCAGCCATTATAGAAGCCGCGATTCAGATGATCGTTACGCTGGCGTTGGGTATTGCAGAGGCTCTGCCGGAATTGATTCCTTCCATCGTCGAGGCAATCCTCCTGATTGTTCAGGTGCTCCTCGACAACATGGACAAAATTCTCGAAGCCGCCTTTGCCATTATAAAAGGACTGGCGGAGGGGTTGCTGAACGCCCTGCCCGAACTGATCGATGCGCTGCCCGAAATCATAACGACCATAATAGATTTTATTACAGACAATCTGCCTGAGATTATTGAAATGGGCATCGAGCTCACCGTTCAGCTTGCTGCCGGACTGATTCAAGCCATTCCGCAGCTCGTAGCCGCCCTTCCGCAGATTATTGCAGCAATTGTGCAGGGGCTCGGACAGGCGGTCGGCGCAGTATTTGAAATCGGCAAGAACATCGTTTCAGGCCTGTGGCAAGGCATACAGTCACTGGCCTCGTGGCTCTGGGATAAAGTGTCTGACTGGATTTCTTCCATATGGGACGGTATCTGTGACTTCTTTGGTATTGCCTCTCCCTCAAAGGAAATGGGCTGGCTTGGCAAGATGATGGTCGAAGGTCTCGCCGGATCTATCGACAGCAACGGCAAGGATGCCGTGTCTGCCGTAACCGATATGGCAAAGGACATCGACGGCGCTATAAAGGGGATCGCAGACGATATGCAGACCGCGCTGCCGACGGATTTCAAGATGGACATTGACTCGGATATTAACCGGGTGATGAACGACACCGCTCTTGATGTGAGGAAAACCGTGGAACATACGGGCATTATCCGGGTTGAGGGCGTCAATTCCGCCGGTGAAATGACCTCTGTCGTAGATATTATCATTGACAGTCTCAGACAGGAGGTGCGTGTATGAGTTATCTAAAAAATGCAGAGACAAGTGAAATTATTACGCGCTTTGTCAGCTTCCGAAAAACGCAAGAGGTCATAAGCACGGTGCAGACCGCCCTTGACGGGACGGAATATCTGACCCGTTTCGGTTCGCCGACCGTGCATTATGAGCTGACTCTCTATGTTAATGAAGCCGGGAAAGCCGCGCTGATGGAAGCCGAGGACAGCGTCCCGCTGCTTGAATGCTCTGTTAAACAGGGCGTTTTCACAGGGAGAATTACTGAACTTGGCGACTTTGATTATAAAGCGGCGGGCTGGTATAAGGTGACAGCCACCCTTGCGGCGGTAAGCGAGGTGAGCGACCCATGAGAAGCATACCGACGGCGTTGAAAGAAAAACTCGCAAACCGTTTCAAGGTGGAAAACACGAACAGTATGGCAAAGCTCCGTGTGGTAGCCACACAGACCTCCGTCAATTCGCTGCTCTCCGAACCGATTCATGAGGATATCGCTTCCGCGCTCGGCGATGTGGCCGTACGCCAGATGGCCGGAGAATCTGATTTGTCTCTTGCCTATGCCATCTGTTTGGATGACAGTATCGCGAATGTGTATAAACGGAAGTTTCCTGCTGGCATGGAGTACCCGTGGGAGTACCAGTGGACGCTCGGCGCGGCGACTGATGTGGCGATTGAATTTAACGGCGTGTGGAAAATGAACGCCGAAAAGGAGTGGTATTACCTTCAAACCGAGGACTACCCTTATGTTTTTTATGTGCGGAACGGAAACCTCTATGTTCAGGTCTGGCGTGACAGTGATAATGCTGCGCTTCTCGCATCTGGCGTTTCGCAGATATCCGCTTGCAAGGGCTGGCAGTCCAGTGTCGAACAATACCTTGATCAGGGTCTCATTATCGGCTACCTCAAGAGCGGCTCTGTATATTACCGGGCGCTCTGCTGTCAGGACAACGGCTCTTATGTCTGGGAAGCAGAGCATGAAGTATCCACCCTGGGTACGGGAAACGCGACGCTGTCAGTCATCCGTACCAACGATTTCCGTATTGGATTCCTGACGCAGAATAACGGTCGAATGCTTCTGGCACTGACGCACCGAAACTATGCCGGGATGAGCGTCCGGCCGGAAACGGTTCACATCAACGCTTCAAACGTGAAAATGTGGATTTCCGATATAACCGAACTGTACACGCTGAACACTGAATACGCTTCCGGAAATACTGCCTATCCCTATGTTCTGCTGGACGAGCCGGACACGGAAGAAATCTCCGTAGCCTTGGTAGAGAAGCTGAACCGCGAGACGGGTTTCGTTTGTTACGGCTTCAAGGTCCATCTCACAAAGCCTTTATACGGAAGTGTTGACGCAGGGTTTTCGGTGAAATGCGCCCTGTCCGTTTCCGGAGTAACCGTTACCTCTGCGGCCTATGACTGCGAGGAACAGGCGCTTGTCCTTTATACGAGCGCCGATATCCGCAGGACGGTAGCCGTGACCATAACGATGCCGGAATACCGCTCACTCTGGTATTACAAGTTGGGTTCTCAAAGATGGTTCCTACCCGCTCTAAGTGCTGTCGCCGCCGCAGAAACTGTCGACTACTTCACTTATGAAAACGAGACAGCGACCATATCTACAATATCGGCGGGAGCTTGGATTGACGAAGCAGTATTCATTAATTGTTACCAACCCGCGCATACGGCTGTTATTACGGTTGTGGCTTCGTCTGTAAGCCTGCAGCCTGTTTCAACATTACCAATTTAGGAGGTTTTCAAAATGAAGATACAAGAACGAGCCGTTCTTCACAACCGTTTCGACGTCAAGGTGGTCGACGCCGCAAGCGGCAAGGTCAAGCAGACGGCGGTCGGCTTCAACGTCATTACAAACTACTATTTTAACAGCAGGCTGACCGCTTCTCCGCTTAGTAAAACGACAGACCTGTTCAGATACATTGCAGTTGGCACCGGAACCGGGACGCCCGCCGTTACGGATACCGCCCTTTTTACACATCTTACGCGCAAAGCTGTGACGACGCTGGAAACGGTTTATGAATATCCGACTTCGTATACTACAAAGCAAATCAAGCTGGAAGCGACAGAGTGCAACGGCTCAACCATTACCGAGGTGGCTCTGGAGGGTTATTACAGCGGCACATGGTCAGACACCTACTACATCATGTCCCATGCCATGCTGCAGGATTCCGAAGGAAATCAGATTGCCATTGCAAAGACGGATACGGATGTGGTGTATATAACCGCAACCTTCTACGCTACCTGCACCCCCTCCGGCTTCGGCACAAACGGTGTTTATCCCACGGCTGATAACAATTATCTGTTCCGATGGCTGCTTACCGGCAGCACGGACAGCTATGTCCGTTTTTCCCGCTTTCCAGTGGAGTACTCCTCGGATATGAACGTGAAATATCACGGCAGTAAAAGCTATTCCTTCAGCGGCGGCACTGGGAATACCACCACCTACCAGTACGACCTGCCTGTCACCACTTTCCTTGACAGCGAGTGCAATAATCGGCTGGTCAAGCATCTCGGCGTCGCAGGGGTCGGCGCGTTCACCTTTCCGAACCATGAGGTTTTCCCACCCTATGCGGTCGACCATCTTGTCATCGGCGAGGGTGACGGAGCTACAACTGAGTTCAGTATGAAGTGTCCGCTGATTCAGTCAGGGACCGTCCGTATTTTTGTAAACGATACGGAAATGACAGAAGGAACGGACTATACGGTGGATTTGGAGAACAACTGCGGCGACTGGTATGAAAACTACCATACGGCGGCGATGACCTGCAAAAGCGCCGGAGTCTCCTTTGGAGACTTTGCATCAAAAACGCCAAGCAGCAACAATTCTTACCGCGACCCTCTTGCTTGGTGGAGTTGCTATGACACGACGGTATATCCATCCTCCTGCACGGTGAGTGATGTGAATCCGATTAAAATAGATTTCGGAACGGCAAAGGCCTGCAATACGCTGAAGATTGATATTCTGACCGTACCGACCGCAAGGCTCGATACTCTTAAAATTCAGTATTCAACAAACGATGCCGACTGGACGGATGTATTAGGAATTTCGAGGACGGGTCAGGTCTGGAAATTCACAGAAGTATCGGCGAGATACTGGAGAGTCTTTTTAAGCGGCGAAGGCAAAGTTCTCGGACTGGAGGACAATCTCATGACAAATGAGCAAAAAGCTAAAATAGCTGAACTGCGCAGTAAAGGCTGCGGATATAAAGCAATTGCAGATTTGCTTGGCATTGGCAAAGACACGATTAAAAGCTACTGCCAGAGAAATAAACTGAGAGGTGAACGAGCCGCTCATACGACCATAAAAAACGCAGGTGGCTTGTGCCCACAATGTGGTAAGCCAGTTGTGCAGATTCCCGGCATGAAGCCACGTCGCTTCTGTTCAACAGAATGCCGCGTGGCATGGTGGAATACGCATCAAGACCATGTTAGTCGAAAAGCGGTATACGCCTTTACCTGTGAAACCTGCGGTCATAGCTTTACAGCGTATGGAAATCAGCATAGAAAATACTGCTCCCACGACTGTTATATAGCTGGTCGCTTCAAAGGTGGTGCTTCAGTATGACGGAAGCACAGATGAAAAAGGAAATCATGTATCATGTTAGCCTCGCTCCGTTTAAAAAAATGCTTGAAAATAAAGTGATTTCTTTCGAGGAGTACTCGAAAATTGATACAATTCTACGCCAAAAATACTGCCCAATATTCGTTGAATGTATTGTTCCAGAATGACTTGCTATGTATCCAAGTCAGAGTTAATATGTCACCTACCAAAGGAGGACTTGAAATGGGAAAGAGAATAATTGACATTACGCCTGCTCCGGCGGTTAGTGTGAACAAGAAAAGGGTCGCCGCCTATGCACGGGTTTCCTGTGATAAGGACGCAATGCTGCATTCTCTTGCGGCACAGATTGACTACTACCACAGTTTCATCTGTAACAATGCGGACTGGGAGTTCGTGGGCATTTACGCTGACGAAGCCAAAACCGGAACAAGTGATATAAGAGAGCAATTCCAGCTAATGTTGGCAGATTGCAAAGCCGGAAAAATTGATATGGTTGTTACAAAATCGGTGTCGCGGTTTGCTCGAAACACAGTTACGTTATTACGCGCTGTGCGAATGCTGAAAAGCCTCGGCATCGATGTCTTTTTCGAGGAGCAAGGTATTTACACATTAAGCGCCGAAGGCGAGGTCATGCTGACTTTGCTCGGCTCGTTCGCGCAAGCCGAAAGCCTGTCTTGCAGCGACAATGTAAAATGGCGTATCAGAAAGGGGTTTGAAGAAGGTAAGGCTTCAACCTGCACCATGCTCGGTTATCGTCTTGTCAATGGTGAAATCACAATGGTTCCTGATGAGGCTGACCTTGTGAGGCGCATTTACGGGCTCTACATTGACGGCTGCGGACTACAGAAAATCTGTAACATTCTGAACGGCGAGGGCACTATGACGCGATTCGGATGTGAATGGCACACCGATACCATTCGCGGGATTCTGACCAATGAAAAATACATTGGCGATTTACGGCTTCAAAAAACGCTTGTAACAGACCACTTGACGAAGAAGCACGTGCCGAATATCGGTCAGCTACCTCAATTTTATGTGGAAGCAAACCACGAGGCAATCATTGAAAAAGAGGCGTTTGAGGCAGTCCAACGTGAACTGCGGAGGCGCAGACCTTCCGCGCCTGACAAGCCAGCAACTCAGAGCACATTCACAGGGAAGATTCACTGCGACATGTGCGGCAAGAATTATCGTCGGAAAACAACGCCTTACAATGTAGTCTGGTGCTGTTCGACATATAACACCAAAGGTAAAAAGTATTGCACCTCAAAGTCCATACCTGAAGCTACGTTAAAAGCATCTGCCTCGGAAGTGCTCAGCTTGACCGCATTCGATGATGAGGCTTTTACAGCGAACATTGAGCATATCGACGCGCTTGAGGACAATTTACTTCGCTTTGTGTTCAGAAACGGCCATACAGCTATTTGTCGATGGCAAGATCGGTCACGCAGTAAAAGTTGGACGGATGAAATGCGTGAGGCTGCACGCCAGAACGCTTTGAGGAGGTCATAATCCAATGGCAGAAAAAGTAGTACAAGTGATACAAGCTACTGTCCCGATTGTTTCCGCTCAATCGCATAGCGCGATAAAGAAGCGGAGAGTTGCGGGCTACGCGCGTGTTTCAACGGAAAAAGAAGAACAGCAAAACAGCTACGAAGCACAGATGGATTATTATACCACCTACATTCAAAGCAATCCGGAATGGATATTTGTGGATGTGTATTCTGACGAAGGTATAACGGGAACCAGCATGAAAAAACGCGATGGCTTTAATCAGATGATTGCCGATGCGTTAGACGGAAAGATTGACCTTATCATTACAAAGTCCGTTTCGCGCTTTGCCAGAAACACGGTCGACAGTCTTACAACAGTTCGCAAGCTAAAGGAAAAAGGCGTGGAGGTATATTTCCAAAAAGAAAATATTTACACGCTTGATTCAAAGGGCGAGCTGCTTATCACCATCATGTCTTCGCTGGCACAGGAAGAGTCACGCAGCATTAGCGAAAACACCACATGGGGTCAACGAAAGCGATTCGCCGATGGCAAGATGAGCCTTGCGTACTCAAATTTCCTCGGCTATAAGAAAGGCTCGGAGGACGGTGAGATGGAAATCGTTGAAGAAGAGGCAGTAATCGTTCGGCGTATATATGATGAGTATCTTTCCGGGAAAACGCCCTACGACATAGCAACCCGACTGACCGAGGAAAAGATACCGACGCCTGGCAAAAAGACGCTATGGCGGGTTTCTACTATAATAAGCATCCTTCAAAACGAAAAATATAGGGGCGACGCAATTTTACAAAAAAAATTCACAACAGATTTTTTGTCGAAAACGAGTAAGAAAAACGAAGGCGAATTACCGATGTACTATATACCTCAAAATCACCCGGCAATCATTCGGCCGGAGGTGTTTGAGATGGTTCAGGAGGAGTTCCGCAGGCGTAAAGCGGCCGGTGGTCATGCTCAGTGTGTCTCAATTTTCTCGGGCCGAATTATCTGCGCGGATTGTGGCGGGTATTACGGCAGAAAGATATGGCACGCCGGTAGCAAATACTCTTCATGGCACTGGCATTGCAACAACAAGTTCATGAAGCGAAATTACTGCGATACGCCGACGCTAAAGGAAGAGAGCATAGAGGAAACCTTCGTTGCAGCCATAAACAGCATCATCACTCGCAAGAGTGAAATCAAAGCTAATTATGCGCTCTGCCTTGACGCAATTACAGACGACAGCGCACTTCAAGCTCAACTTGAGGATGTGAACCGCGAATGCGGTGAAATTTCCACGCTGATTAACAATCTACTTACAGTGGGCAGTAAGCAAAAAGACGGCATAAAAGAAATCAACAAGCGGTATGAAGAACACCTTGCTCGCCACGAAATTCTTCAGCAGAAAAGGAAGGAACTGTCCTCTCAGATAGGGCTCCTTGGCGCAAAGCGTATTCAGATTACTGCTTTTCTGAGGGAGCTGAATAAGTTAGACGGTCTTATGAAGGTATTTGACCCGTTGGTATTTCAAGCTACGGTTAATTATATAAAGGTTAATTCAGACTGCACGGTCATCTTTGTATTCAGAGACGGTACCGAGCTTTCGTGGACGATACAGAACGGAGTGAGAAAATATGCAAAACGAAAGAAGGGAGATTATGACACTTCTGCCCAAACCGCTAATCAAGAAGAGTAACCGCATCGCCGCATACTGCCGCGTTTCAAGTCAGCAGGACGAGCAGCTGCACAGTCTTGCGGCACAGGTAACTTATTACGAGAATCTGCTCTCTCGGTCTGATGACTGCGAATTTGCCGGAATATATGCTGATACAGGTATTTCTGGCACACGCACAAAGAACCGGGCACAGTTCCTGCAGTTGATCGAGGATTGCCGCGCCGGGAGAGTGGACGGAATTATAACAAAAAGCGTATCACGTTTTGGGCGTAACACGGTCGACACACTCGTGTTTACCAGAGAATTGCGCAGCCTCGGCATCGATGTGTTTTTCGAGAAGGAAAACCTTCATTCCTGTTCGCCAGAGGGAGAACTGCTTCTAACGTTGATGGCAGCGCTTGCGGAGTCGGAAGCGGTCAGTATGTCTGATAATATTAAATGGGGAAAAAGACGCAGATATGAAAAGGGCCTAATTGAGAGCCTCGCCATCGCCAATGTATATGGTTTTTGCAAAAAGGATGGTAAGTTAGCAATTGCCGAGCAAGAAGCACTCATTTTGAAACGCATCTACACGGAATTTATCAATGGCTATAATTATGCCGATATTGCTGCTGGGCTGATTGCGGACGATGTTCCGACAAGACGCGACGGCGCTTCGTGGGCAAGCACTACTGTCAAAAACTTTCTCTCCAACGAAAAGTACTGTGGGAACTGCAAATTTCAAAAGACATTTATTCAGGACCCTGTGTCACATAAGTCTGTAATAAACAGAGGCGAACTACCACAATTTCTAGTGGAGGAATGCTTGCCGGTGATTATTGATAAAGAAATGTGGTCGGTTGCTCAAAGTATCCGAATGCGTCATAGAAGCGGAAGACCATCTCCACGCGAAGATTATCCCTTCAGGGGTATGATATTTTGCGGCACCTGTGGCAAACCAGTCAACATACAATACACCACTCGTGAAGGGCGGCAATTGACATCGGCTTATCGCTGCATCAGCCGTAAAGATAGCAGCAGTGTGGAAATACCCGGATTGACATATACGCCTCCGCACAAATCCAACTACACCAAGAACCCCACAGATGCTCTGGTCGAGTACCGAGAGAAGTACTGCAAAAAGGTTCCACCACGCCCCCTGCTCTGTTCGGATATTCAAATCCCAGTTGAACGGCCGCAGAAAGCGTTTGTGCAGGTATGGAATCTGATTGTTGCCAAAAAAGCTCGGTATCAAGCCACGCTCAAGAGAACGGCAGATGTTACCGAGGATGTTCTTATTAGATACAGGGCGGGTGAAATGCATCGATTGCTTGATGATCTCGGAAAAATCACAGAGTTCGATTATCCGCTCATGCTCAGAACACTCGACCGTGTAGAAACCACCCCAGATGAAAAACTGACCTTCCTGTTCCAATCGGGCATTCGGATTACTGTTTAAGCCCTTATATAAAGATGCCTCGCTGCCGTACTGGTAGTGAGGCTTTTTATGTTTATGTAGCCATTTTGAGAAAGACACACTTTTCGTTTTAGGGGCTTTTGGGCACGAGAATTGATAAGCAATATCGCACTTTTTAGTGGCAATATTTAATGACACACTTTCAGATATGCGGGTAGTCACCACTGTAATTACCTTATACGAATTTCACTGATGCCGGATGAGGTAATCGATATTAGACGAGGTTTCAGCGGTTGAAAAGTTCCGAAAAACCCCGTAATGTCGGCACTTTTAGCGGTTTGCACCCCTCATCCTATTTTGCACCCCTCCTACGTGAAAACAGCAAGGGCATCGTTAATTTGTATCAACGCCTATGTTGTTACGCAGAAAAAGCCCCGGAATGGACGACATTCCGGGGCTCTTTTTCCGCGTATGAAGGCCTGCGCCTTTATAGAGAACGCAGCCCTCCCGGATTCCGGGAGGGCTGCGGTTTTACATGTCTTTTTTGAGCGGGTGGCCGGCCGCGTCCGTGAAGTTGTCCGAGAGGATGTTCACGATGTCGATGATCCAGCCGATGCCGAAGCACCCGGCCGTGAGCAGCCAGACGACGCCGGTGCCGATCTTGCCGACGTAGAAGCGGTGGACGCCCGCGGTGCCGAGGAACAGGCACAGCAGCAGCGCCGTCAGCTTGCTGCGCTGGACGTAGCCGGGCTTGTTCTCGTTCACCTCGTGCACGGGGGTCTCGAGCGGCTGCGGGTCGAGCTTCAGCGACACGACGGCGCCGCAGACGCTGCCGTTCTGCGTGATCTTACAGTTGGTGACGCCCTTGTAGCGCGACCAGTTGTGGTAGAGATACTCCGAAAAATCCGCGGGCAGACAGCCGACGACGACGCCGTTGATCTGCACCTGGTAGATGATCTCCGGCCCGCGGTCGACGCCGCGGAGCTCCACGGTCATCTTGCCGTCGCCGGATTTCGCCTGCTCGAGCAGCTGCCGGAGATAGGTCTGGCGGCTGCTGCCGTCGGCGTTCGCCAGCTCGGTGTCGACGGCCGTTATATCGTAATATTCGTACTGCGTGACATCACTCAT